AATTCGCAGCACCGCAGGTTCGTATCGACGTGGAGACTCCTGTTGCTGATACTACCGGACCCGACGCTCAGGCTTCACAGTTTGACCTGGGTGATTTCGGAAGCAATGCCGGTGACGGTATCGCTGATCCGAATCTTGACACCGGCAGTCAAATCTGGGCACCCGGCGAGGGTGTTAAGGAGTCCAACCGCAAGGCTGATGGTGTGGCCGCAATTCGGTTGGCAGAGGCGTACATTCGTGCTGGCCTCAAACCAGAAGGTGACAAGTACAACCTTGTCGCTCAGTTCCAAACCATGCGCCACGCTACGGTCACTGACCGCACGCGGTTGCTGGAGGCAGTCCTTAAAACTTCTGCCTTTTCTCGGAGGGTTGCATCCGCAGGAAGTCTGTCACGCGGGACCGCTCCACGTACCTCGCTCCCACCGGGACTGATGAACGGCGGCAGCATGAGCCGTTCTGCTTCGGTGAGTCGAGTTGCTGCAAACGATCCCTCTACTGACAGCGACCTGTTCCTGTAAGTAGTACCAACCAAACCGAAAGGAGGCGAACATGTTTCGGCCTACTCTGGCTAACCCGGCGCAGAAGCGAACTCTGCGACCGATCTACGCCCAGCACCAGGCAACCCCACATGCGGGTTTCTTGGACCCGTCGTGGGATAAGTCTTTTGACATTCTCCCCGGCACCGTCATGGCACGCACGACCGATGAAGTTTTCACCCCGTACACGGGTGCGACTGGTCAGCGTCCCTATGGCTTGTCCGCTCTCTTCTGTGCCCCCACACTGGGCATTGACGAGGTAACTTCAACTGGCACAAACCTTTTCACTGTCTGGATTGGTGGTGACCAAGCATTCTTTGAGGTGCTGGCCCCCGCTTTTGACACGACTGCGTCTTGGGTTGCGCCGACCAACGGTTCCATCCAGTTGCTGAAGGCGAATAGCACCGGAAAGTTGACTCCCGTGGGTGTCAACCAGGGTAATGCTATCGCTGAACTTATCAGCGTGCTGGACACCGGCAAGATTCTGATCCGTCTCAACCGATTCAACCTGGGTGTTACCACTCCGGTTGGTGCTAGCTAAGGAAGGAAGGGAAAACAATGTCTGGACTTCCTGTTGCTGTTGGCTCCGGTCTTGGCCGATTCGCCAAGTCTTCAGAAGAGTACGTTTCGGATATCGTTCGCGCCAAACAGCGCCTCGGTAACCGCAAGCTCTCTGCCAGAGACAAGCAGGCTAAGCTCGCCCACATCCTGGGTGATCGTCAGAATGGCATGATTCGCTTGGGCCAGAGCATGATTGGCCCGATCCAGCTTCAGCTTCGTTACCAGGGCATCCTGCGTAATGTGCTGTTGGAGGACACTCTGACTCCTGGTGTTCCGATTCAGTATGACGTGTTGGACGACCTGGGTCAGGCGTACATGCTTCATGGTGACGAGGGCGAAATCCGAATCACACCGTTTGAGGGAAAAAGAATCGAAGTGCAGTTGTTCCGCATCGCTTCGTTCCCGATGGTGAAAAAAGAGGATTTGTACTACCTCCGGAGTAACATCATCGAATACACGCAGGACATGACCAAGCAAGCGATTATGCGCCAAGAGGATTCGCGCCTGATCACTCTGCTTGAGGCTTCTCTCCAGGCTTACCGCTTGGTGGATTCCTCGTCGGTCCCCGGTTCGGGTTCGCTGCCTAACGAAATCACTGTTGCGGGAACGTATCTCGCGCCGGATGATCTCTACACGGCGGTTACCTACACCGACCAGCGCCTGCTGGATTCTTCGCGACTGCTGTGCAATCCGCAGGAGTATCGCGATTTTTACAGGTGGGATATTAACACCACGGGGTGGGCCTTTAAGGACAGTGTCGTTGCTGGCGAGCGTATCGTTCAGTTCGGTGAGTTCCAGATTGGCAAGAGCATCATTATCCCTGCTGGCACAACGTATCTCACGCCTGAACCGCAGTTCCTGGGTGTGTTCCCGGTTATGTATTCTCTCGACGTGGAAGAGAATAACCAAACGGAGCAGTTCCACAAAGGATGGGTTATGGACGAACTTGTCGGCCTAGCGATCCTAAACCCGAGGGGCATCGTGGCACTTCGCAAGTCGTAGCCAAAGCTGTTCTCGCACAAAGGGATTCCCCCAGACCTGCAAAGTCTGGGGGTTTTCTCTTTTGCAAGGTGCTTGAAAAGCACTACGCAGCAACAACTTACAGGTACACCAAAAACAATGTGCCGCAAGCTAAATCGGGCCTTAATAGGTGAGAGGGAGGTGTTGACTGTGCAAAGAATCAGAAGGAAGAGAGAAACTTTTTGCTATCGTATCGCTGCTGATGCTGTTGGCATAGGCGACAACAAGAAGAAAAAGCCTCTTGATCCCTCTTCCCCTTTCGACACCAAACAAGACCTGAACGCTCAGCGAGAAGGATGGAACCCCGACAAGTACAACAACGTGCCCGAGCCTACCGGACCCAGAATGGACAAGATGGTAGTCACTCAGGGCATGGGCCTTCCCGGTCAAAGTGGTAGTGGCGGTGGAGGTTCCAACACATCACGTCCTGGTGGCGGTGGCAATGGTGTCAATAGCGGCGGTAGACTTCTTCCTGGCACTCAGCGTCTTAATGACGCTCTGCTAGAAGCGTTCCCCGGCACAACAATTGGCGGCTGGCGCGAAGACCCGAACTACCCTAACGAGCATCCTGCCGGTAAAGCTCTCGACTTTATGACGAAAGATTTGTCTGTAGGCAATGCTGCCTTGCCGATTGGTTGGTCTAACGGGGCCGACTACGCAATCTGGCAAGACCAAATGCACTATCCGGATGGCCGAACAGCGCCGTACAACGGGCCGAACCCGCACACCGACCATGTCCATTTCCACCACCCCGGCCATTAGGAGATAAAATGCCAAGGCAACTGATCACGTCATACACGTTCAACCCGGCAGCGGGAACAGTCACCCTTACGGGCCTGACAAATATTGACCCGGCACAGGTGTCCAGTATTTACAACTACACCCTGCGTAATTCGCCCTACATCCCCGACAGCACCGGCAAGGGTGTCCCTATGTACTTCGCGGTCAACGCCGGTACTGCGTCGGTTTCGGGTGGCAGCAATAACGTGCTGACGATCCCGAAGGAAAACATTCCGCCACAGTCGAAGTCAACCGACACGTTGACTATCTACTACGGGTTCAACGTCAATCCGACTATCGTCCGCGTCCAGTAAAGGAAAGTGAAACATGACCGCTAAGGCTCGCCCATTCTTCGGTGCCTACCAGACTCGTCAGGCTCAGGCAGGTATTGCCGCTCGACCGGACCAGACTATCTTCAAGAGCTTTGCCAACACTCCTGCCAGTGCTATTGCAGCGCTGGCTGTTAATCCTGCATCTTCGCGTACTGAGGACTTGGCTCCGAACAAGCGCTCCAAGCAGTTCCCTGGCCTTGCAAAGCCGTAAGTCGTTCTGTGGCAAAGCGATTCGTCACCGCACGGGAGCAGTTTGAGTTACTGTCTCCTTGGCGTATCGCCATGCCCTGGTATCACAACACCGACGCGGAACTGAACCCCGGCGATGAAGTAGTCCCTGCGGCAGAGCGTGGGTATAAATCTCAATGGCAGAACTCTACCTACGACCCCCACAGCGTTTACTTCACCAAAGAGGACAACGACGATAACGCGGAGTATTGGCGCGGAAGAAATCGCTATGAGGTTGAGCCTATTGGCGAAGTGAGGCGCGACCCTGAGTTTTACGACAACGCCAAAGACCACTACGAGAACGAGGTGGACTGGGAGAATGGTGGAAAATACAGCGAGGATGAGGTGGAGGGCAGTAACTCATACATGGCCCCTCGCGCCCGAGTAGTCAGAAAGCTCCCTCTGCATAGATATTGGACAGGCGAGCATAAGACCGCCATGCCCTCCTGGTACGCCTCCCGACTGGCCTCTCGGCTGGCCATGCCCGAACACCAGTTAAGTGAGCAGATTTTTAATGGTGACGGCGAACCAAACGAAGCGCATCATGGCGGCTGGGCAGAGATGGCTTTGGACCGTAGAGGACTGACGGGCAAGACATTTCATGTGCCAAGTGCGTACAAGGATGTGGACCCTGCTCACCCAGATCGGTGGGCACTGACTCAAAAATTGCAGCGCCAGCATTCCTCAGAGGCAGAAAATTATGTTAATGGGGTGCTGGAAAAGAACGGGTGGGATCGCGGACCCATAACGGTAAAGCCAGAAGACTGGCATACCCGACAGCGCGGAGCCATTGCTTCGTATGCGCCGGGAAAGTATCAGATTGGGCTGAAGGGTAACCACGTCACCGAGCTAACGCTGCTTCACGAAATGGCGCATGCCCTGCTTGACACAACGCACGAAAATTATCACGGCCATGAATTCAAAAGTCAGCTACACGACCTCATTCATCAAAACCTTGGCGAAGAAGCCGGAAATATTTACGGAGACATAGGGTTTCGGGACATCAGTCCAAATCAGCTAGCCCTTCCTCTCTTCAAGAGAGATAGAACAGCAGCGGTCCATGATCGGCTTATGCAGATCGTGGCTATGGCAGACACTACTCCGTGGCATCCACACATCATAGAGCATCGCGTGAGGGATAGCGATGGGGGCATTCGTGGAACTTCAAAAGACAGAGCCTACGTCATCCGGAAGCCCAGACCTAAAGACGAGATGTCAAGGGCTGGGGATCAAGCAATTGCCCAGCTAGAAGTGACCATTCACAGCAAAGGCGATAGGCAGTGGAAATCCAACATGGACGGCTTCGGTGGTGGATATGTTCCCCGAGAACACAACGAAGCGTATATCAACTCCATCATCGTGCATCCGGATTTTCAGGGTCAGGGGATAGCACAAGCTCTCATTGAGAGACTGAACAAAGACTACCCCCAACACAAGATCAATCCCGGCGTTACCACGCCGAAGGGATACGGACTTGTGGAGCGACTGAAGAAACTCATTCCTGACTCCGAAGAAAAAATGTCGCCAGACTACAAGCCCTACGTCATGGATGACGAGGAGTCAGCAGAATATGAAAGCTCAGAATATGCAAACGTAGGGCACGAAGACTATGTCGAAGATGACTACATAAGCGAATACAATCCGCGAAATAAGACCGAACAACCGACAGAGAACACTTACGTCATTAACTTTGGCGAAGAACCGCGTAGTCGCCAGCTAGTCAACGCAAGCTATGACGATGGCCCGTATTGGGGTGCGGCCTGGGATGACGAAGATGACGACGATGAGGATGACTGGCCCGAGGGCACGCCTAAGCGTAAGCACGCATCCGAGAAACTCGCCGGGAAAAGCGGGGAGCTTCCAGAGGGAATAAAATTCTCTCATGGAAAAATGTTTGACGGCAGGGATGCGGTCCAGGCTCATATCGGAGACGAACTCGTAGGACAACTTCAGTGGGACAGCAGAAACCCAAAGCGCGGATTTGATAACGACATCAACTACATCACAGTACATCCCGAATACCGCCGACGTGGAATCGGCAGTGCCATGTATCAGCATGCAGTGCAGAACATTGATCCGCACTTACTGCCGGGTTCTCTTGACGTAACTCCCTCTGGCAGAGGACTTTCCAAGTCTTTGGGCTTCAAGCCAAAAGACCAGGGCACCTACTATGACGGTACCCCAATGAAGTTCAACCTAAGTCCAGTTCGTGACGATGGAAACGATTGGCCAGACGCTTCTGTTGGTAATGGTTGGCAGTGGGACGAGAAATTCAATCACAGAAGCAAGGATCGTTTTTCTCGCTTATTTCTAGCTATGGCCTGGAATGATTGGGCACCACACATTCAGGGCGGCTGCGATAACTGCAACCACGACAAGCTTTTGGGTGGGCGGGGCGAGTACTTCATCGAACACGAAAAAGGCGACGAAGATTTCCACGGCTTCAAGAAATCCACTCTGGATTTTTATCACGATGTAAATGGAGACGGCCAGCCGACGATATACATCCAGGGCATTCAGACTAATCCACACTATCGCCATGACGGTGTGGCTGAGTCTCTAATGCGTAAGCTCCATGAGGACCATCCCGACACTCACATCAATACTGGCATTATGACTGACGACGGCGAAGAGTTCTACGAGCGCATGCTTGAAAAAGAACCTGGCGCAAGAGATTTCACTTCGGCACGTTTTTGGCGCACATCTATGCCTGCACCGGCTCCGGAGGGTCTTCGGTTTCAGCCCGGTACTCCGCGCTCTAAAGGTCTAGGCCGAGTAGATGCCTATGTCGGTGATGACCCGGTAGGACACTTAGAATGGCTAGACGATGACAACCCCTGGAGCATAGTAACCCCACGTAAACCCGGCGAGGTTTCTCATATCTACGTTCACCCGAATGTTCGTCGGCAGAGTGTGGCAACGGAAATGTTCGACCACGTCAAGAACAATGTGCGCCCAGACCTTCACCACTCAGAACGCCGCACTAACCTGGGCGATAGCTGGGTTGACTATGAGCAGAATCGTGTTGCCTCACAACGCTTTTGGAATGCATCGTGAGGCGCATAGTAACTGCCCGAGAGCAGTTGGAAATGCTGTCGCCGTGGCGGGTGGCGATGCCGCTCAACCACATCCCGCCGATGAACCATTTCGATGACCGACTGTTCAAGAAGCAACTGGACAACCTGGGCTATTGGAGCGACGAAGAAATTAACGGGATGCCGGATCGGGCCAATCTCATCCGCAATCAGGGCGGCAGCACGATCAACACCGCTGGAGAGCATGCGGTATTTTCATCGTTCATTCACCATGACGAGAATGGTGCCCCTAACGGGATTCTGCACTACTTCCCAACCGGCAGCCGGTCGGCCAGAGAGAAACCCGGTGGTATCCAGGTGCTGGTGCATCCCGATCACCAAGGCAAGGGCATTGGGTCCAAACTGCTCGACGCTGCGATGGCCGAATACGGCCCCGAAAACCCCGAAGCATACCGCTACGATGCCACCCCTATCGACCTGGACAACCAGAATGTCACTCCCGGCGGCAACGCACTAATCCAGCAGTACCTCAAGCGCACCGCCAGCATGACTTTGCATCGCGGTATAGGTCTGCGGAGAGACGACCTACACCCAGAACTTGCCGAACGAATTGACCATGTTCTTGGCGGGGGAAGTGATCCTCATTTGAGTGGAGACTTGCTGAACCACATCCACCGCGACGGCGAAGGAATGGGTTCATGTTGGTCGCCACGGGACTGGATGGCTGACTGGCACAACAAGCAGGTAAGCATTGATCCACCAGGAACTATGTTTCCTAGAATGGAACCGGCAGACTATTCCGTCACTGTCTCTGGTGACTGGGAC